TGCATTTCCTGCGTTTTTTAAATTATCAAACATAGAAATCAATTTAGTAATAGTTGATTCTGGAAAAATACCTTTGAATAGTTTCTGTCCGAAATCTGTTCCACCGATAAATCCACCAAGTGCTGCTCCAATTGCCATTCCGATAGGCCCGAATATCGCTCCAATACCTGCACCTACCATCATTCCTGCTGAAGATGATAATGCTTTTGTTTTTTCTATTCTATCTGCTTTATCTCTACCACCAAATAAGGTTGATAAATTTTGAACTGCCATAAATCCTGCTGCTATTACTCCTGCTATTCCTCCGATAGCGGGTAATGCTTTCATTGCCATTGGTAATACTTTTGCTATAGGGCCAAATGCACCACCCGTTAATAGACCAATACCCTTCTTTAATGCAAAGAATCCTGCTAACAATCCTCCTGCTAATTTAGGATTCTCGGATACAAACCCTACTATCTTTCCTGCAAAATCTTTTGCTTTTTGAAATCCACTAACAAGTTTATCTACAAAACCCTTTATATTATCAGAAGAGAAAATTTCCCCTACTGATTTCGCCATTCCTTCAAAATTAATTGAATCAAATATATCTAATAAGGTTTCAAATATTTGGTTAAAAACTGGTCTAAATATTCGTGTGATTTTCTCTAATCCCGTTAAAGCTCTGTTTTTTAATTTGTCCGTTAATTTTTGTTGTTGGTCTAATGCTTCCAATTCTGCTTCGGTCATATTTGCTTGGTCTGCTTGTACTGCTAACGCTTTTTGAAATTCTTTCACGGTCATACCAAGACCATCTGCTACCATTTTTTGTTTAATGATATTCATATCGTTAAATTCATCAATTCTACCTTGAGCATCTACTGATTTAAATACTTGTCTGTTATATTCTTTTACTGCATCAGTTGTCTTTCCTTGGAACAATAAACCATTTACTTGTAGTAGATTAACTTCTCTTCCTAATATAGCAGATAATTCTGCTTGTTTGGTAAAAGTTCCTTGTAAATCTGTTATATTATCTAAGTTTTTAGTTATCTGACTCATCGTCAATCCGAGTCCTCTTGCTTCAATTGATGCTTTTGCTAATTGTTGTGGATTTTTTGCAAATAGACCAGCAGTTGTATCTGATGCGTTTGCAATTTCATCCATTATTGCTGCTACAGGAACACCTGCTTTAGCTGCATCTCTCATGATACTATCAAGTTGTTGTTCAGCAGTATCAGCAGTAAAACCAAATGTATTCTTCATACTTGAGGCAAGTTTTGCTGCTTCTGCTGCTCCCATTCCCAATGTATTAGCAAGTGGAGCAACTGCAGTTGCAAATGCTGCACCATCTTTACCTATCATACCTTGTGTTTTTGCGAGTTCTCCTGCAACTTCACTTGCATACCCAAAACTAACACCTACGAGTTGTAATTGAGCTTTTGATTTTTCTAACTCAGCAGAAGTACTTTCCATCTGTCCTTTTAATGCTCCTGCTGATTGTGCTCCTTTGAATAGCCCCGATTCAATCTCAAATACACTACCGATAGTTGCTCCTAAAATACCAAAGACAGCGGTTAATGGATTCATAAATATTGTGGCTGATTTAATTAGATTTCTAAACTGAGAGGTTTGTTCTCCTAATGTATCGGTTATTGCTTCACTAATATCATGGATTTTTCCCATTATATTTAATTGTCTTCTCTGTCTTTTTAATATTTTTATTTCTTCTTCTGATAACTTTTTCTTATCTCCTATTGCTCTTTTAGCATCTTGTTTTAATTGTTCTGAAATATTTACTGCTGCACTTTGATATTGATTTAAATTTTTTGTTAATCCAAGTTCTTTAGTAAGTGTTTTAAATTTATCATTTACAATTTTTTGATTTTGAAGAAGCAGTCTTTTATTATCAGTTAGTCTTCCTTTTTCTTTTTCTCCTAATTCGTCTGCTACTGATGATGCTGTGGTTCCGATTCCTAATAATTTAGAGAACCCTTTTCCAAGAGAGGAAAGGCTTTTGGAAATATCCTCCATCTCCTTGTCAAGTTTTTTAACAATCGGTCTTCTCTTTTTGTTGTCTTCAGCCACAATCTGTTCCTTATATACCTAAGTGGTCATATCTATTATATCTTTTAGGATTTTTTTTCTTATCAGCTTGAATTTCTTTTTGTAATGCATTTATATCCTTGATAAGATTAAGAACTTTTTTACCTATACCAGGACTAATTGCAGATGCTATTTTAGCTGCTTGTTTTCCTTTTCCTTTTACAAGAGCACTTATAATAGATTTCATCAACCTATTTTCGTTCAATTTTTCGGACATATTATCTCTCCAGGGATTGTGGTTATACACTTATAAATATCACATACCCTTAATTTTGAGGTGGTTTAATAGCAGGTCTTAATATAGTATCCTTATTTTGTGAGTGTTGTGCTTGAGCTTGTTTAGAGGCATTTTCTGCCCCTTGGTCTTTATTATAATCTATTATCTTTTTTATATAGTATTTACGCAACCAAGAGGGCATATTGTAAACAGAGATATAGTCAAAACCACCTTGTCCATGATAAACAAGGTTCCAAATCTCATCGTGTATTAATGGTCTATCTTCTGGCGTTAGGAAAAAAAAAGTCCAAATTAATTGGTATGTCTATGTCTTGGATTTCACCATTTGAGTCTTCCCACTCAGTAGTCATATCTAAGTCTGGTGACATATCATATAATTGGTCTCTAAGATAAGATGAGTCTCCTGCTAACAATTCATTGTTTACAAAACTTCGTATTGCTTCTTTTTTATCGTTTCCATCAATACTCACAATAGAATGTATTAGTCTTGTTGTTATTTCAGGAACAACTCCAGTAGTTTTTGCTAACTTTCTTAAACCTTTTAAATCTGCTTCTATCAGATTCTCATCTTTACCATCGTTTATTCTTGCTATAACTTTTCTTTTTGATAATGGTAATTCAACTTCAAATTGACGAGTATTTGATATAAACTTCTTAAAATCAACTGGTTTATCTTTGAGGTTTGATAAATCAACTTGTATTTCGTGTTTCTCATTCATATTATCCGTCATAGTTATAGTGTAATCCTTACCATAACCAAGAACTCTTGCTGCTATCATTAGTGCATTCTTATCTCCTAACAATAGTGTATTCAAATCTACTTTTTCAACAATTAAACTTTCAAGAAGTCGGTCAAATGCTATACCTTTTTGTATTAATGTTCTTGATGTTATGATATCTTCTTCTTTTGCTGTCATGTATCTCATTTCAACTTTTCCAGAAGAAAAAGGATGTTCTTTAGGGTATAATTTTCCTTTAGACGGGATATCAACCATCTCAGTTGGAAACTGGGATTTTACTTGTTCACTCATGTTTTGTTAACTCCGATATTAGATGTTAAAACCATTCTGTATATAAATATGTACTAAAAGTAAAAAACCCCTAAAAAAGTTTCAGGGGTTTCTTATGGTGTATAGTATAGTGTGGACTATATTAAAATTGTAGTACTGCGTAATCGTAAGTGATAGTTACACTAATTTCTACAGGTTGTTCTTCTGCCCAACTCAAGTCTCCAAAGTTTGCTTCTGAAATGTATGCACCCTTTAGTGACCACTCTTCAACCTTATCACCTACTGGACCAAGTACATTAAATACTATGTCTTTCTTGTAGAAGTCTGCGTATCCATTACGACCTGTAACAGACTCATGTGATAAACGAATCCATTCAATGACCGATTGTGCTCCACTTGGAACGATAGGGTCATATAATGTTATTGTTATAGGCTGCCAATCTGCTTTACCTTTTAATTTTCTTTTTACATTGATATGGTCAAGTACTATTTCTCCAAACTGAAGAGTAGGTCTCTGCATAGTCTTAATCAAGTATGCTGGGATACCCTCAAGATACATGACATATCTGTTCTGAACCTTTGGTTCAAACGCTGTAAAAAATACTTCTTGTGGTGTTAATAATTCTGCCATTTTGACTTCTCCAAAGTTTAATATGTTCTTCGGTAATAAATATATACTTAGTTGAATTTTCGTCCAGTTTTAAAACAAAAAACCCTCTAAAAAGAGGGTTTTCTGTACTTTTTTATGTTTTCACCAATTACTCAGGGAATGCTGCTCCTGTAGGTAATATGTTGAAATCAAGTATGATGAACTCTGCAGTTCTCGTAGGTTGTAAGAATATCTGACCATACATGATATTTCTATCAACTAAGTCAGGAGTATTATTCGTATCATCCATTACGACCTTGAACGCTGACAAACCACTTCTCTGTTGAACTGACTCAAGGTAAGGGTTAACTATACCTAAGAATCTGTTACGAGTAGCTGCGTTGTTTTGTTCAAATACTAAGAACTTCGTTGCTGATGCGATGAACTTCTTAACTGCAATCAAGAGTCTTCTTACATTAACTCTGTCCAATGCACTTGGTTTGATTTGAAGTGTCTTTTGACCCCAAATACAAATACCTTGTCCAGGAAAAGTTGCAATCGGATTGATTCTTGCTTCATAGAGGTCATCTCTTTCTGCAAGAGTCAAACGACTCTTAACTTGAATTGCATCTGTAATACCACGATTCAATCCTGCTGGAGCGAACCATTCATGTGCTAATGCATCATTTTGTGCTATTACACCTGCTACAACAACTGATGGTGGAACCCAAACATATGTATTGTTATCAACATCTCTTATCTGTACCCAAGGGTAGTAAGTTGCAACATAACTTGAGTCAAACGAAGTTAACTGAGTTGTTGCTGATGTTACTGCAGTTGAGTATTCAAATGCGTCCATTACATAGAAAGCATCTGCTCTATCTTCTGCTACATTTTTTGCTTTAGTTGTTACAGTTGGATGGATTCCTTGTAATATACCTGGAACCACAATCATGTTAATATCAAATTCATCTGGATTAGATATTGCGTTCAATGCTCTTACATAAGCAACAGAACCACTTGCGGTTGCT